GGTGCCGGCATTGGACATGGCAACAAATACTCTTTCGTCTTGACATAATGTGGCCACGGCGGCCACTTTCATCCCCATATCGTATAGATTCTTGGCCAGCTTTAGTCTTTCACAATTTTCATCCCGGTAGGTGGTACCGATGGCAACGCCAAAAATTTGAGTTTGTGCGGCACCGGACACTCCGATGGCGCAGATGTCGTTATTCATAACTGTAACGGCGGGGGCTATAGCCGAGGGGGGTGGGCTATTGACCGTAGTTTCAGATTTAGACGTACTATTGGTGTTGCTGTTTGAAGTCGACTCAGTGACTATGGTCTGTGCCAGAGCCGGTGACAAAAACATAACAAAAAGTAGCATCCCGGCTATCTTTTTGTTCATTTTTATTTCCTGGAATACGGTCACGTGACCGCTTATTATTTAGCTAATGTCTGTATGAAGACATACGAATTTATTGGCTTCTAGTTCGTCAGTAAAAAAACCAATTTTTATTTCACCGGAATTTATGTTCTGTAAAAAAATAATTATAGAATCAAAATTTGAGATAGACGCTTTTATAAACCATTCATTTATTAAAACAGTTTTGGAGGAAAATATTTGAAGTCCGCTTTTACTTCTGTATCTTGTTACAAATTCTCTTGATGGCTCCATTATATTACTGAGTCAAGAAAAGATTTTTTTACCTTTACCTGTCTGGTATTAATAAAATTACTATAAAGACCTTTTTCCCTTCCATAGGCTTCTATTTCCCAAGGTTGATCCCAGTAATCAATTTGTTGCTCGTTTATTTCCTTACCCTTCCATCTTGTTGTTAAAGCATAAACTGTGCCATCTTTAAGTTCTCCAATGGCAAACTGCTTTAGGTGAACACACTCATGGGCAAGATATGTTAGGGTATCTCTAACGGTTAAGTTTTTTTTCAACTCAATGGTAAAATACCTAATTCCGTCATCTTTTCCCCCATACTCACAAAAAGCCTCAAAATCATTATCATCGTCAAGCTTTTTTTTAAACATAATATCAATATCTAGAGAGCTTATCATTTTTTTAGATAAAAGACGAGAACAATAATACTCAGTGGCCTGAGAAATTAAAGTTTTAAACTTTGTTGATCTATGACCTGAAACACTAATATTCATAATAGCACCTTTAGGGTACCAATATTTATGAGTTTTTGAGTATTCGTCCATTATGAAAAATCAGCAAAAATGTCTTTGCTTAGCTTTTTATCTAAATTAACTGACTTTTGATCGGTTTTCTTATCATCAGAAATATCGTCCTGGGCAGTTTGTTCAACATTATACAGTTTCATTTTTGCCCGGTCTACCCCTACTACAAATTTCCTATAAGCTGTAGGGTCATTATACCTATTTTTTAGTTGTTTAACCATGATCTGCCCTAAATCCTCCAGTTCTTCAGAGGATATTAACGCGAACATAAAGTCAGCTGTGGCCGGGAGACCAAAGGATTCTGACGTATCTTCCAGTCCTAGATCGGTGTTTGTATAGCCTGATCTAGTAGTTTGTGTAGCCGAAACTATAGGAACGTTATTTTCAACTGCCAATCCCCTCAACTCCTCAGCTATTGACTTAACGTATGTATACGAATTTACGTTTGATCCGTATTTAAGTCTAGATGACATACAGATATTGAGGTAATCAATGTAGATTATATCTGGAGTAAAGTTTCTTTTTAATTGAAGCTCGGTAATAAGATGTCTGAAATGGTTGGCCCCGGCCGATGCCGTCGGATACTCCTTAATAATTAATTTACCTGTAGTTTTTTCTTTTACTCGATTTACCTTTTTTTCATAAGCATCTTTAGGCAGTACAGTAAGTTCATCAACTTGAACGTTAAGAAGATTGGCATCTATTCTTTCGGCAATTTTTTCTTCCGACATCTCCAGCGTAATATAAAGAACGTTTGCCCCGGCGGCTAAATTACTAGCTGCACAATGACACATAAAAAGAGATTTTCCAACACCAGTTCCGGCTAATGCAATATTTAACGTTTTATTTGGAAGACCACCTTTAGTTATTCTATTAAAATATTCTAAATCAAAAGGAATTCGATCTTCCTTTTTATGATAAAAGTCATATCTATTATTATAGTCTTCTAAGAAATCATGACCAATATGAGAATCAAAAGAAACAGCCAGCGCGTTTGATAATATAGTAGGAATCGATCCTCTATCCTGCTTTTGATCTCTTCCATCAAGAATTTGAATTGAGGTCATTACTGCATTATAGACGGCTTTATCTTGACAGAATTTTTCTGTCATATCTATTAACCAGTCATTACCTACCTCAACATCTTTAAGTTCAAGAATATTTGTTTTTAATTCTTTAAACTGATCATCATTAATACCAGTTAAATTATCCACCTCAATACTTAGAGCCGGTATAGATGGGGTGGCATTATATTTTTTTACATATTCAATAATTAAACGATAAAGATACTTGTCTTGCCAATCAGTAAAGTACTCTTCCTTTAGAAAAGGAATAGTTTTTCTAAGGTACTCCTCGCTAAAGATTAATTTAGATAATATTTGTTGTTCTAATACCATCTATCAAATACCGGTAGCTAGTTCAATACCGGTAGTAGATTTAATATATGCATCTTCAAGCTCTCTTCTAGTCGGTGCCATAAACAAAATATGAATTTGTAGAAAAGAAAAAATAGATGCATCATCAATTGAAATACAAAGCGGGGCAAAGCCAATACCTTTCTGTGAAGCTACTATTTGTACCGGTTTACTAATTTTTACTGATTCTGCATTTTTTTCTTGTAGCCGACCAATAATTTCTTCACCTGATACTAGCTTCAAGGTAACTACATCATTTTGATTCATTATTTTTCCTTGTCAGGTTTGTAATGTATATTTTACCATCTTTTGTTTCATAATCTAATATATCCCCTACCTCCCAGCCAAGGGACTTTATCATTTCAGGATCAAGCTCTATTACACCATCTCCACTAGGAAGCACTTCTATGACCTCTCCAAAATAGGTCTTATTTACTAAATTTTTCGGCACGAATTATTTGCTCCTGAGAAACGTTAAAAAAATTACTGGGATATCTTTTCTTTAAGTTAGAATTTATTTCTTCCCAACTTACCCCCTGGGCTAAGAATTCATCAGAATCATTATTATACGCTCTTATGCAATTATTATCAAATTCTAATCTTGTATTAATTACTCTATTTTCCAAGTCATCTAATATACTCTGGGCATAAGTAACAACCTTGGATACTCTTTTAAATTGAATATACTTAGAATAAAGAATTACTATCATTGCCGAAACAAAACCTGAAATAATGCCTGTAAGAAAAATTTCAGTCATTTTTCTGTTTATAAAAAGTAAATCCAGCTTTTTTTATTTGATCATCATTCCAGGAAGAAAGATATTCATTATCCTCTTTGTATAATTTAACGGCGTCTTCTTCAGATAATTCTCTATGGGAGACAATCGTTTCTCCAATCCATTTCTGAGAAAATTCTTTTGCCTCCTCACAACTAACAGTATCCAGAGCCCATAGAGCCTCTCCGTCAGGTACTTGAACCATGTATCGCATACGGTATTGAGAGATACAGTCTACCAAGATCCATTGCATGTTATCACCCTTTCATAATATAACATAATTTTATTTTATTTTTTTAATTAATTCCACTACCTCTTTTGTAGGACCCTTATAGTCTAATTCAAAAGCATAATCTAAAATGTCAAACCTGTGAGTTTCTAGTAAGGAATGAAGATATTTTTGTTCTTGTTCTTCAAGATTATAATAAAAAATTTCAAATTGTTCCCCATGTAATGATAGAGCGTGACGAAGGTTAAGCATGTCGTGCTTTTCAAGTGTAGTTTTAAACTTCAAAATGCCCTCCCTTATTTTTATTGTTGTTTAGGAGATACTCTACTTGATGTTTTTCAAGAATAGTAAATGGCCAGACAGGCCAGTCTTCATAATATTCTTTATTATTATGTATCGATCTCCTGGGCAGATTCTTGACTATCTCTATTAGAATTATCGATTCCTCCGTAGGAATACTCTCTTCTAGCTGCATCTTCAAGTCTTTCCATAATTTCAGGTGTAAAATATTTCTCAGGATTGGTGTTTATTTCTTTACCAAAAACTTTAGTACCAGAAGGCAATTCATAACGAGTGGATACTTTTTTAATAATTTCATATTTTTCGGCTAAGTCCAAAAGACCGAAATATTTGTTTAGACCTTTGTCGTAAGTAAGTAACACTTCAACGTCTTTATTTTCCTTTGAGAGCCTAGACTTATACATCTTGACTCTGATAATATTTCCGACAACTTCGCCTGATGTATCTTTTTCTTTCTTTTTCGTAAGCATTGCAATAGTACTGGCAGCGTATTTGAGTCCCGTTCCACCTCCAAGCTCCTTCATAGGTACATAACTTCCAACAAGATCATACACGTGATTGGTCACGAGCATGGGTATTTTTACTTTAGCAAGTTTTAACGTTAGTACACGAAAGGCCGCTTTAATTATTTGCGCCTTAGTCATATCTCTAGTATCTTTACCTTCAAGACTATCTTCCATCTCTTTGGAGGTAGATAAAAGTCCAAGACTATCTAAAACAAACATCATAGGTGGTCGTTTATCTTCGGGTTGCTTATCGTAGGCATCAATCATTTTTAAGGCATGAGTTTTAAACTTCTGGATTGTATCAGGTTCAGAGATAATAACTCTAGTAGTATCGATACCTCTTTCTTCCATCATATGTTTAGTTACTGCGGCTTCTGTATCGTAATAGACGACCCCTCCTTGTGGATTTTTTTCCAGGAAAGTTCGAACGACACCAAGGACGAAATAAGTTTTACCAGTAGCGGACTCTCCTGCAAAAGCAGTAATTTTGTTATCAGGAACGCCACCGTAGAGGCTGCCCGAGAGAACAGCGTTGAGCATGTAGCTACCAGTATCAATAAAGCCCCCAAACTCAGCACTACCGGCACCGTCAGCGGCAATAGAAGTATCCTCATCTTTTATTTCCTCTACTAAATTACGAAAAAAAGTACTCATTATGACCCCTTAGTTATATCTCTTCTAGATGCAAAATTAGTTATTGATACTCTACCATTAAGTTCGTTTTCTTTTATGTCAGGAAGTAAATTCATACTTTCAACTCTATGTTCTATAAAAGAAGGAAATACAATTACATCCCAAGGAAGTAACTCGACAGTATAGTCATGGGATGGAAAAGTTAGATCTCCTCCCGTAAATTTTTTTTCTTCTTTCCAATAATATGTAATAATTGAAATAATTGATTGATCTTCATGTGATTCATAGTAACTTTTATTTTCATAATAGCTAAGAAGTGTTGAATCGGAGTTACTTCTTCTTAAATATTTAAAAACTGGATCAAACTTTTCTACACAAGATAAAAACTCTTCAGAATAATATCTTCTTGTAATACCAAGAATATCACTTATATTTCTTATTCCATATACTTCATCAAGAAATAACCCTCTGTTTTGTTTTTTAGGTTTGCCAGCTTTATCAGTTGCTGTTCCCGTATGTTCAGGTCCTAATAGCTTATAATCTTTGCATAAAAAATTTAATTCATCAATAATGAGCTTTTTTTCTTCATCAGAAAATAGATTTTTAATTAAAAGTACAGGCTCAGATATTGGTAGTTTTTTTACTATCATGTTCTTTTTTTATCTACAACTTCAGGAGCTTTTTCGCTTATTCTATCCATATCATATGAAGAGGGATAGTGTCTTAGTAAAGATCTAGCCCTATCTCTTACAACACCGGGTACCTTAGGAGTTGCTTTAGGATTACACAATTCTAATAGGAATTGTTGAGTATATAAAACAGCCCTATATCGTTCGTCAGGTAAAGTCAAAATGTTCCTCCGTCTCGTATATCTTTTACTTTGCTCTTATCAATCTCTATTTTAGATGGGTCACGTTTTTCTTTCAACTTTTTGACACGTTCAATCCAGTTAGGAAGTTTTAATTTTTTAATACGCTTAAAAAGTCTTGGGTCCCATTGTTCGGAATTATCATTTTTAAAAGCTTCCTTACTTTGATTTTTATTTTTACGTATATTTTTCTTTACCGGTTTATCATCATTAATTAAAAAATTATCTACTACCGGGTCGTGTTTTGTTTTTTGAAGTCCATGGTTGGCCGCTATTAATAGAATAATGGCAAGAGGATCAAATACTACTACAATTAATATAATTACCACCCTTACAGCTTTTTCTAGCTCTCCTTCAGCCTGCTCCCCATAGATAAGATCGGCGATGTATTTAATAGGTCCAACTTCGGCGGCAATTTTTGCAGAATCTTTTCTGAGGGGTGCAGCTTGAGAGTTGAGAGTCTTAAGACTGTTAGATGCAGAAGTAATTTCAGCAAAAATACGGGTACGTTCCCTTGCCTGCTGATTACGAATTTTGCTAGCGGTTTCTGGATCAGCATTATCGACCAATCTATCGAGAGTATCAAGAGATCTTTGAGCATTATTAAGTCTCCTTTGTTCATTTTGAATTTGTTGTTCAATTACTTTTAGTTCAACATTAGTATCAGCACCAACTAAGTTTTGATCTAGATGGGCTTTTGATAAAAATCCAAACGTACCTAAACTAGTAATAAACATAAGAACTATTACTGAAATTACAAGATAGTACTTAATTACTCTGGGGGCGGTATTCCAGTTTCTATAAACCCAGGAAGCAGCCACCACCTTGGCTAACTCTAAAGAGGCTCCCATTATAACGATAGGAACTACGGCGGCGGCAAAAATAGCTGCCAGTCCTGATACGGCGTAATAGGCTGCAATCACCGATAATGTGAGTGCAGTAAATAGAGCAATATAATTAATCATTTACAATTTGTTCGACTTTTTTTATAAATTCCTGCATTTTTTGTGTTCTGTTTGGCCAGTAAATATATTCTTTATCTGAATCTTTAGCCAAGTTTTTAAGAAGAGGTATAATAGTTTTGTATAAAAGCTCTAATTTACCTTTATACGATTCTTCAATTTTAACCAGCGCTACTTCTTTTTGATTTACTTCTTGCTGTAATTTTTTTTCCAATGATTTAAGTTCACTTTCACTTACTGCAGAAAAACCAAAATCATCGTATGCATCATCAAGACTGAATATAGGTTTATTCATTTAAAAAAATCCTCTAGTGTATTTCTTTTTTCTGTTTCCCAACCAATAACATCTAAAATAGTTCTCAGTGGCTCTAAGAATGACTTATCAAATTGAGTATCGTAGTCAATAATACTATGAAGGTTTAGTTCTGGGGGAAGTTTACCTGGGGCACTAATTACATGTTCGTTTAAGATGTTTGGAGTTCTAAGATAACTAAATTTAATTTTCTCACCTTTACGTACTTCTTCATATTTATTAGTAAGTTTTAGTTTATTTAAAAGGTGGTTATAGATGATAGCCCCTTTCACGTGAATAGGAGTGCCTGTTTTATATATTTTAGAAGAATTACTTCTCTCAATCCACTTGTCTAGTTCTTTACAACCTCTAGGAAAAGCTACATCTTCAAAAGGTAATCCCTTAAATCTATCTCTTTCACTAGCAATAAATGATTGAAGATCACCTTCTGTCGATGTCATTATTAGATGTAATGCTTTTTTAATTGAGTCTCTTACTACAGCTGGAGTAGAAGTCCTCACAGCTTCAATACCCATAATCTTTAACTTTGGTTCGGAGTACTGTACACCTTCGTTATTATAAACATTTAAAATATATCTTTTTTTAGCTGTCCATATTCCTTTATCGGCTATCGCCTCACGCTTCATTTTCATTTTCTGATCATACGCATTTACATAGATAGAAAGTTCCTCATAGCACTTATCGATGAAAGGCTCTAAAACATCATTACATACTTTATCCAGATACTTTACAATCTGATCATTTGATTTACCCTCACATGTAGCTTTAACAAAATTATCTAATTTTATATACATTGAATCTGTATCAACAGCAATTACATAATCTTCATTATTAGTTTTAAGTACTTTATTAAAATACTCGTTAATTCTATTTTCTATCCATCTAATGGAGAGTTGTCCGGACTTAGTAATTGATTCGGCAAGCTTGGCATCAAACCATCTAAAAAATTTATTACCTAAAGCACCATAAACTGAATTAAGCTGAATTTTCTTTGCCAGTTGCATATTATGGCATCTGGCTATTTCTTTTTCTAATTCGTAGGTATTTTCTTTTTCATATTTTTTCTTTGCCTCAATCATCTGATTTTTATACCTTACCCTATCATCGTAAAGTCTTTGCATCATTTGAGGAAGAAACCCCTGATAATCTTTATCGAACATGCAGCCGGTGGCTGCAATGGTAATGTTTTGGGCCTCCATTTCATGTCTTATCGAAGGATCATTTAAGGCACCATTTAAAATTTTATCTACACCTTCTTTAGTATTTAAAGACGCAATTTGCCCGACATATGTTTCGGGCGAGATGTTATACTGCATAATTAAATGAGGGTATAGACTATTTAAGTCAAATGACACCACCCATTTATGCATACCTACCTGAGGATCTTTTACATAAGCCCCTTCAATAGGGTTTTCTTTGTCCCTCTCAGAGGGATTAAATTGAGGGATTACTATCTTCTTAGAAAGTAACTCATTATGGATGTACATATCCCATGAGCGGACGGAGGTAAAAGTATCAAGGTAATTAATTTTACCGTCGTATGCAAGGGCAAATACTTGTTCAATAAATTTAAGCTTATCCTCTAATTCATCTACCAATCGTACGTCTTGAATATTATATTCAATATATTTTTGATGATTGTTTTTATAGAGCTCGTCCAGACTATTATAACCAAGCGAGTCATAATCTAATTTTCGCTTACCAAGTACAACCCATGAAATATAGTCTAGCTTATAACTTTCTTGCATAGTAAAGGAAAACTTTTTATACAGTTGCATATAGTCAAGAATAGTTAGCCCAACAATTTCTGGTATTGTATAGACACGTCCGGCTAATTCAATTTCTCTTGAACTTAAAATGCCCCAGGGGGAAAGTCTTTTTGCTGATTCTGGTCCTAGTATACGAGTAATTCGATTAATGATATACGGCATATCGAAAAACTCAACGTTCCATCCTGTGACAACATCA